CTCTGTTGACTGTTGCATCCGCTACTTTTGCTGTACTTGTTTCTTTAAGCAATCTTTCAACCAACAACGCTTGCAGTCAAATTTTACTATTGGTGGTAATATGTTCAAACGCACTATCCATCCTTTTTTCGTGTATAACCATATACGAGAATCGAGCAATGAGCAACGTGATGATACGCAACGCTCAAAAACGGGTAGAAGAATATATCCTCTATAGCTTATACAATTCCAAAATGACCGTAACGCCAGCCGTACCACGTAATAAATTCTTCGCAATTTGTGAGTCAATTTCCTATATATCATTCCTCTTCTTTATTATTAGTTTAACAGCCTACGCAATTTATAAGATATACACGCAGTTGTAACGTTAATTAAACATTGAAGTGATGAGCGGATTCGAACCGCTGACCTCATGTAAAAAACATACGCTCTAACCTGTCTGAGCTACATCACCTTTATATACATAAAGCAAATGCCACGATTTGCCGACAAATGTCTAACTGATTTAGTTTTACAACGATACGGCTTGACCATTAACCACAGCATTATATCGTTGGGAAGTCTGCCTACATCAGTAATCCCTTTCGGCACGTGTCGACTTCCAAAACACCATTTTACCAATATGTCAAAGAACTCTTCTCTGTTGTTCCCAGTCTCCCTTCAAGGGCAGGCTCAAAGACCGGACTGGGTACCGGATAACCGGCGGTTTTTGGTTTGACTTTAGTGAGGGCTAGTTTTTAGCTTGCTTAGTAATCATGTTGGCAATAGTAGTGATAGCTTTTACCGATTCAACCATTTCCATGATTTTCGCATCCGTTTCTCTCCACCATTTCTCATACATATCCTTATCCTTCCTAAGCTGATCGTTCTCCAACTTTAACTTCTCTACTTGTTCTTCAAGAAGCTCCAATGTCGTTTTCTGTCCTTCCATGATTTGTAATTATTTAATTTGGTTATTAATCTCCGACATAATGTGAACCATACTTCCCTGTACTATATGGATTGTAATAAGCAGAATCGGGAATATTAAGATTATTGTATCCTTCATGCCTTACAGCCTTAGCCGCTTTGCTCATTATCTCATTTCTTTCTGATAAGAATTTATCCGTTCTCGCTTTTACCGCTTCCGGAGTGAAATTCACTTGTATCTTTGCAAGTCTCCAAGTAGCTTTCAGAACCTCTCCGAAAGTCTTTCCCTGCTTCTTGCCGAAATACTTGTAATTTCTGTGAGCTGTCTTCATAATTTCGGATAAATCAAATCTTTTCATAACTGTAATTTTATTGGGTTTCACATTTGTTTTATCAATCACTTTTTGTATGTTTGTATGATTGATTGATTTATGATGCAAATATATCCTCAAATGTGGATATACAAAAATTAAAAATCTATTTTGCATCCTCATTTGTGGATATTTAACTTTTGATTGATTATGATAAACAGAATTAAAGAAGTAATAACCTATTCAGGGCTATCAGAAAGGGGATTTGCTATTAAGTGTGGATTAAAGCCCACAACTATTAATAATCAACTGATAGGAAAAAGAGAAATTAGCCTTGCAACAATAATAGCAATTTCATCCTCATTTGAAGAAATATCCGCTGAATGGCTGTTAAGAGGAATAGGTTCCATGCTCATTCAAAAAGAAGAAACAGAACCTGGAATGGACAAATTGAAAAGTATAGTATATACAATAGCAAATTTACAGGATGAGATTAACGAAAAGACAATGCTTACTCAACGGCTTTTGGAAGAAAACCAAAAATTAAAAGGTGAACTGGCTATGTTGAAGAATGAAAGAAATATAGGATAAATAAACACACTAACGAATGAAAAAGATACTGTTAATACTAATGCTTTTTACTCCTATTATAACATGGGGACAAAAAAGTGATTTGATTAAATTCTTAGATGCATGTAAGACTTTTGAATTTGAAGAATCTAAAGAAATTATTTCTAAATATTCTTTTAATCTAGGAAATATGTATGATTTACTAAATTATGAAGAGCCAACAGGTATATTATTTGATACAGATACATTAGACATCAAAGGATATAAAGCAATAATCAACTGCAAAATAAAAAATAAAGCAGGACAATATATTGATAAGAAGATGATAGCAGTTATGTATTTGAATAAGGACAACAATCTTTGGTGTGTCGAAATGTTCAGAGAATCAATAGACCCGAACAAAGAACATCAAACCTTAAAACAAGATGTTGATTCTGGTAAATTTTACACAAAAAAACAATATGTATATAGAAGTCTTGCATATTGGGCAATAAGTTCCGGTAAACTAAATGAAGCTATAAAATACATGAATATAGCTGAAGAAGAGGCTGCCAAAGTAAATGATACAAAATTCAACATCGATTCACAAAAAGAGGTATTGAGAAAAATAATTTAATTATTATATGCGCCAAATTAGAACTGCACCACCCAAAGATGAAAGAGAATATCCTTTAGTTATAACGGCTGAAGAAAAAGATAAAGTATTAAATTATATTCTAGTTGTAGCAAACGGGAAAAGAACAGCTAAACTAAACTACAAAGATATACCAGACCTTAGGATCAGTAAAGAACAATATGAAATAGTTTTAGAGGAGTTCAAAAATAGGGGATTTATAGACTATAAAGGATATGGTATTGAACATCTTACATTGAATTTTGAAATATTCAATTTTGCAGAAAAAGGGGGATTTACAGTTGAAAGAGACTTATACACTATAAATTTTGATGTTCTTGAGTTGCAATTAAAACGATTGGAGAAAGAATTAAGCCCGACCACTGCAATAAAGGTAAATAATGTTGTAGCGAATGCTAAAAACGTTACAGAATTAGTGATCGGGCTCAAAGCAATAATAGAAATGTTAGGAACCTAACTCTTTTTATCAGGACTTCCATTAGGATTTAGTAACAAGAATTGTAATATAGATGCAGCATGAAGGAGTTTAGATGCATACAAGGTAGAATCAGCATATGGATCATAGCGATACCTTCTCGCTTTGATTTTTTTAAACTCAACAAATCCACTAGCCATTTCACCTGCTAAAATTCTTAAACTTGAAATTGTATCCCGTACATCATTGTCATAAGACATTTCTATCCTTCTACGAACAGATTCACTCGTTCTGGAATAGCAATCGGGATAAAAGGCTGTTGCATTATTTTCATTAGAAGATTGCTTTTTACTTATCCTTCTTAGGATATTTTTTAATAACGATTTCATAAACGCACTATTTTAGTTTGACAATGCGCAAATATAACATTTAAAGTAATATGAAACATGAAACACAGAAATCTTGATAGTACATGATACAACAACATTGCTGTTACCGTGCTGTTTAGCATTTTTCAACGGCTATAACTAATTAAGATTGAAGTCATTCATAGACAAATTTAAAAATATGTCTAGTTTAGTTTTTGTGTTAAATAGCTCCCTCGTCAGCGGACGAACTAGGGAGCTATTTTTATATTATAAGAATATTATTGCACAAAATATTCATAATTTCCATAACTTTGCAACAATAAAATCTCACATAAATGGAATTTAACGTAGAGGAACTAAAAAGTGCACTTATTGAGAAGTGTAAAAGTGAAGGTATCTTGTATGCAATGGTAGCAGTAGACAGGCGAACCAAAGAGATCATTCTTCCTGATACTTTGCAAGGAGCCTTGAAGCACCCGGAGTACTTTGTATGTACTTGTAAAAAAGTAGAAGATAAATACATCGTGGAGGAGATTACAAAAGTGTAA